TGCATTTTTAGATAGATTTTTAATCTCATCTTGTTTTTCAGCAAAAGTTTTTATTTTTATTTGACCCCGAAGATTTGGTCTTTCTGATACGTCCAATCTATTTTGAACGCACCAGTTTCTACTGTAGAGATCCTCGTATCTTATTCTAGCAGCTTCGCTTTGGTATATCTTACCTTTTACTTGAGCCTTTAGTCCCATTATTCACCTCCATTTATGATTGCTTGTTCCTGATGATATAGATCACCGCCCACAACACCAAGAAACCTTCTTGATCCTTGATTTGTTCTTTTATATTTACCAATTCTACCTGCTTGCAACAAAGCTGTAACGGTTTTTTTGATCGTAGTTCTGCCATCATCTCTCAAGTTTGCAGCGTTTATATTTGCGTCTGGAGTTGCTGAAATAGTGTCAAAAATACTATCTTGTCCATCATGCGTCATATAAATACCCGCCTGTTCTTGCAGATCTATAAAATTAAACACATATTCTAATCTATTCCGAACAATTTCAGAACCAATGATGCTTCTAATATCCTCACTTCGATCTTCTAGCAGTCCATTGTTCGGGTTACGAATAAAATGTCTTATGTCTCGATTAGCAACACCGTTTGATTTTACGACTGCGCCATCAAATACAGTGTTTCTTGTGTAACTAATTCCAAGATTTGTGCATCTTGTTCTAGCTACGCCCTCATCCACTTGCCAAACAGCAAATGCTGATCTGACCCCATCGACAATAGCTGACGTACCCCGAATAAGATTACGAGCCTGTTCTGGCGTTGTAACAGGATCTTTATCCCTGATCTTAGCCATGTGGTGATTGACCATAACTGTAGCGCCTGTTTCTGTAGCCATTTGAGCTAACAAGCCCATAAAAGCAGCGCCTGCTGCAGGATCTGCGTTTACATCTGCGTGTACGAATGATGCCATAGGATCAATAACAATCAACGCCAGATCCTCAATCTCAAGCATTTCCTCATATATCTTTTCAAACTCTGGTGATGTAACGTAGGTATTGTCGGCCTTCATCATAATTGGAAACACTCCGCCTTCGTTTGGAAGGGGCACAACGATCAAATCATGTCTATAACCCGAACGAGTGTTCATCTTATCCAGCCTGTTAACTCGGCGATGCAGCTCATCTCTGTCATCTTCCGCCGATAATATTATGGCTGACCCGTGATGAGCAACCAAACCCCCGAAAGAATTTTGCATAGCTTCGCCCGATGCCACCTTCATAGCCAGATCTAACGTCATCATACCTTTACCGCTATCTCCAGCAGCCGCGAACACACACGGAACTCCCAGCGGTATGGTGTCACCGATTAGAAATTTTTGTTCGGGTGCAGCGCCAGCGAATTGATTTCCAATAAGCAGGTTTCTATTTTTGAGAGATAATGTCTTCTTTATTTTATGATTTGGTGCGTTGAGAAACTTCGATATATCAAAAGCTTCTTCAATCGCATCAGCAGCGTCCCACTTTTTTGGTTTACCCTGTGGTGGCGTAAGCATTGTAACGGCTTTTGCCCCTGCGTTAACACCAAGCTCTTGCACTATCTTGGCTAATTTCTGACCCGCTTCATCGTTATCAGGCCATATAATAAGCTCTTTGCCGTGCAATGGAGAGAAATCAAACTTATCTTTTGTGCGCTGAGATAGCATCCCTGCGCCCCCGATAGTGCAAGTTGCTGTATGACCAAGATTGATCAGTGCATCAGCACACTTTTCGCCCTCTACCCATATGACCCGATCTGCTTCTTTAATCTGCGGTAGGTTATATAACGGCCTAGTTTCTGGTAAACGTGGAAACTGACGAAACTCTTTCTTTGCGCTGCCGTCATTATCCCGAACAATTTCACCAGTTTGATCCCGTTCGATGTATTTCCTGACAGCAACGATGATTTCACCGTCTTCTGATAGGTATAAATACTCCCCATCATATGGCGTTGAGTAGTCGATGACCCGCTTTTGTTTAACTTGTTCGGGTTGTGGTTCCTGCTGCGGCTGGGCAAGCGCAGGATTTATTGGGTTCATGGGTGGTTCTGTCTTTGGTTTTTCCAGCCATGTGCCAAAATGTTCGGCTACATCTTTTATTTTCCAACTATATGCCGCCATCAGGATTTTTGTTATGCCCCCGATGCCGTCACCTGTGTTAAAGTCCATGCCTCGCATAAACTCTGAGCTAGATGGATCTATATTAATCTTGAGAGATTGACCCGCTTCGCCGTTCAAAGATCCTAAATAAAACTCATTCCGAACAATTCTTCCGTTTGGATAAGCGTTTTTTAAAGCATCTATTTGCACATAAGACGGAACTTTATCCGTTATCTCTGCGACTAAATCTCTCGGTTCACTACTATATCTTGTGTTGCCAATTACCCTTAATGACATTATATTGTCCTTATATACCTATTTACCTCTTCGGGGGGTAGATCATAGTCCTTTTGCCTATCCCCCGCTTTTTCTAATTATTCCAACAAGTCTCCCTAAACTCGCAAAACTTACAAAGATAAAAATCTTTTGTTTGAGCTATGCGAGGTAGAATGTCACCTGCTTTAGCCGCAGTCAAGATATTTACAGCCTTGTCACTTGCGGACTGTGCTAACGCCATATCAAACGGCACTAACTCGTAGTAAATCTCAGATGTGTTTTTGTTTACCACTGTGAAGAGCGCAGGATGTTCCGTAAGCTCCATATACGCTTGATATAAGGCGATCTGAGTAGCGTAAACGGGATTTGCCTTTGCTACCCCCATGCGCTGAAAGCCTTTCCACTTCTGATCGTTTGCTGACTTGTTTTCCCAAAGACATGGATAGCCCATATCTACGTCACCGTCACAGACCACACCATCAATGTGTCCTTTGATTTCGTCATCAGCTATAGAAAAGCCAAACTGTTTTCCCATTTTATCCTCTGTTCGCAGATCGAACCCTGCATCCCGCAACCACATTGCAGCGTAATCTTCGATGTAGTGACCGAACTCAAATATCCTGAGTGTTCTTGCACTGAAGCCCGAACCCTCGTCTTGTGGATAGTTTAAGTACCGATACTGTATCTTTCTGCTGCACTCATCGCCTATGCTTGAAGCTCCCAAGTATTTTCTTCGTTCGCGTTTGCTATTCTTTTCTACGATAGCTTTGTCTACTGCTTGCGATATTGCCTCTGCTTGTGGATCAGAAGGGGATACTTGTAGTAGGCCAAGCGCCTGTTGACTTATAGTATTTGTCTTCGAGTTTCCCAATTTCAACTTCCTCTGTTAGTTTTGCTGCTTCCTGCAAAGCAAATATTAATACATGAACCTGATCTTCTGAAAGATCAGAGAATTTGGTGTCCCAACCAAATGTTCCTAATATAAATGCCAACTCTTTCATTGGCTTTGGTTCGTTACTCATTTTCTAACCGCCTCTATTTTTCCCGACTTCATACTTAACTGAAAGTCTTCTATTCTTTCTTCTCTTTGGGGAGTTGTCCATTTATGTGTTTCTGTCAAAGGAACAACTTTTTTGCCGATTTTACTTAATTTTGTTACGTCCAAAGTAGAGGTTCCATCCGTCCAATGCTGTAACGTACAAATTGAGCCATCCTCCAATTTAGTTGTCCAGTGTCCGCCTTTTCTTTCTTTTTTTCCCATGTTTCCTCCTCAGTGTATTGTTTGATCTGTTTTATCTAAAATTAAATCTAATAGATCTTCTATTTCTTCAGTATCGCAATCTTTGTTTTTAAAAGTTATTTTTAATTTTACTTTATCTTTAATAGAAACATCTGCTGACCCGAACAAAACTTCGTCTTCTGAGTCATTAACCTCTTCTTGAATAAGTTCATTTGTTGCATCGCTCATGTGAGCGTTTTTGTATGTATCATCGCAATAACAAACATATTCCAAATCATCTGTGTAAACCTCTCCATCATCTTTTCTTTTTACTAAGACTAAGAAGACATCAAACTTTGCCATCACCCTGACCCTCTGCATCATCGTGCCTTAACCATAACGCAAGATCCGAAACCATGTGCTTAAATTCACTTGGTTCAATTACAGCGACTAATACGCCATTAAACCAAATTTTAAGCCCATCATCATATACTGCCCATCGCGTTTTTACGTCTTTCATAAATACCTCTCCACTGTTGCCTCGATTATATCTTTGTTCCACAAGAAACTAAGCATACAAGCCGCTTTGTACTTCGTCCAAGAAAAGTCAAATAGCCCAACATCTACCCCTTGATCAGCAAGGTGTACTCTCTGTTTATCGGTTAATCGTTGATCTAGCCATCTTTTTGTTTTTACAGCCGCATTGCCATCTTCGATCTCTCGTAAGAAATCATCTGCGGCTGCTGTGGCTTGCACAGCATCGCCAACCGAAAGAACTTTTAATTTTCCTTTAGATTTTTTACCAAATGCCACTGATAGATTTGAGGTATTTGCGACTCCAACAAAACCTTCAAAACCCATAGCCATGCGCAGGCTTTGATCTCCAAACATATTAATCCATCTAAATGGAGACATCTTCATAAGATCGAACTCTGTCATTTCAAATACGTCAAGCTCTTCTTTTTCTCCTTTCTCGCCATCAAATACATGACCACAGATAGGACATATTTTAGCGTTCAAAGGGATAACAGCTTCGCACTCTGGGCATTGCTTGAGCGGTTGCTCACCTTTTTCTTTATCGTCTAGATTTACTTGATCTTCTAAAGATCCATGCGTTAGTACGCTTGTCCCAAAGTCCAGAACAATGCAGTCTCTTTTTACTATATCAGGAAACTCTTCTGGATTTATTGTTCGTAAGCCACGCCCAATCATTTGAACCATTGTAGCTTTCTGAGAGCATGGCCTTGTTAGAATGATGCACGACACTGGTGGAGCGTCAAAGCCCTCTGTAAGCACAGCCACATTAACCACAACCTGAACATCACCATAAACCAGATCGTGGAGCATTTGTGCCCTCTCTGTCTTTGGCGTTTCTCCTGTGACTATATCTGCATTAATACCTTCGTCTAAAAACTCTTCTAACAGATCCTCTGCGTGTCTAATTGTACTACAAAATACAACGGTCTTTCTGCCCTTTGCATGATTAAGATACTCTTCAACTACTTTTTGATTAATAACTTTGCGATTCATAATGGACTCGACTTGCTCCATGTTGAAGTCGTTACCGCTAATAGCCACATCATTCAGTTTATCTTTTACACCACAATCAATCACATATGACTTTGGCGGTACGAGAAATCCTTCTCTGATAAGTGTCGTAATATCTATCTGATGCGAACAGTTATTGAATACTCTTCGCAATCCTTTTCCATCGCCCCTATTGGGCGTAGCAGTAAAGCCTACAATCTCTGCATCTGGATTGTCTTGTTTGACTGCCTTAATGACTTTTAAATATGTGTTGGCTGCTGCGTGATGGCTTTCATCAATCACCAACATATCGAAAGCAGGGCGATCCATAAGATTTTTATCTCTGGATATTGTTTGCACCATAGAAAATACAGCTCCACCCTTCCAATCTTTGACAGTGCCATTCACAATGCTTGTTGTGATGTATGGATTAATACGCTCGAACTTTGATTTGTTTTGATCAACAAGTTCATCTCTATGCTGCATTACAAGGATTTTTTTACCGTCCTCGTATCTCTTGCCTACAAGCGCAGACAGCATAATTGTTTTACCCGCCCCTGTGGGCGCAACAACGATTGTGTTTTTGTGCTTATCTAATGCCTTGCAAGCATCATTGATAGCGGCCTCTTGATAAGGGCGCAGTAACATATCCGAATCCACTTCTTAGTCTAGATGGTGGGGGGTTTTGGACCCTCGCCCCCCCTGTGCGAGGTCTAGCAGGTGTGGAAAAAACCTGTGCCGCTAGATTACTTATTAGCCCAACTAGGAACTGCACCGGATGTTGGCTGCGCTGCCTGTTGCGGTTGAGCCGCAGGTGCTTGCGCCATTGGTGCTTGCCCAGAAGGGATAAAATCTTTCTGGTTCGGTGTCACTGCTGCCATGAGTTTATTCTTGTCCTCATAGCCGTTTGTGCCTTTTTCAATTCCGACTTTAGCGCAAATCTCCATGCCACTCAAGTCATTAACGCCACCGATGTTTCGTCTTTGAACCGCAGTCTCTGACATATCAGATGGATTAATGTTATTAGCGCTTTCAATAATTTGCCGTAATGTAGACAAACCAATCTCTTTTGCGAGTGGCATACCACTTGCGCCCATCTTATCACCATCAACAAAAAGACGATGCCAAAACTTACGTCTGTCATATTCACCGCCAACGACTGTAAACTCTAGTTCCATCCATTTAGCACTTGAGGTAGCTGATTTTTTAAACCACATACCATTGCCAAACTCTGGGATCTCTGTGTCACCCATTTTGACCACAATAATTGCACGACACAGTGTACCGTTTGGAATAAGTGTGCGTGTTTGTGTTGGTGCCTCTGACACCGCTGCATTATTTAGATTCAACATTTTCTGTCCCTTCTGTTAAAATCTGTTCATTGGGGTTTACAAAGTTTAACTTTCTCTCTGTGTTTCCCCCATTACCCATTTTCTCAATAAGTTTACCAAGATGTGGCTCTTCAAGTGTATCGAGCCTACCAGAGCGATCCTTTGCAGGATAGCCCCACTCATTTAAAGCATCGCAAACGAAGGCACGAAAAGAGCCGTTCTCGCCTCCCAAGACTGCCATCGTAAGAACTTCGTCCACGATGCCCGGTAATTCTTTGCCAGTTTTAGAACCTTCGATCTGAAGCGCATATTGTTTGCGCCCATAATCGTCAGTGTATTCGTCTAGGATACCAACAAAGATTACGTTCTTATCACGAATATGTTGAAGGTGCGTAAGCCACGCCATCATTTCTCGTCCATGCATACCATAAGCTGCACGAGTATCTAGCTTGCCAGTTCTGTCAGATCTTGACTCTGGCTGTTGCTGACACCATTGAAAACACAAACGTCCTGCGACTGTGATTGAATCAACAAACAACGTTTGATAATTTTTTAAGTTAACTTCTGGATCACCATATGTCTGGCAAACACCTTCATAGTGCGCCTGACTATAGCACTGATCCTCGTGCAATGATGGATTACCGCCACCAAGATAACAAGCAAAGTCACGACATTCTGCCCACGTTTGTGGACGAATGACATCAATTGGATGTCCCTCGATAGCGGCATCACCTGCCTCTAGATCCATAAACAATGTTGTCTTTGGATCTAATGTTTTTGCTAATGTTGTTTTACCAACACCACTAGCACCACAGACTACGATCTTATGACCGCGTTTTTCTGCAAGCCGTTGTTCGGCTGTTATGATTTGTAAACCCATTTATTTATCCTCTTCGAATGAGAAAGCACCAAGTTCTACCGTTCTACAGTTTTCTAACTGCTGTTTTATTTCTGGTGGAGCGGCTGTGTATTTGCGCTCTTCTACAGAAAAAACAACCTTTCCGTAGTGCTGCGCATTTTCTGGTGACATTGTATTAAGCTGATCACGAAGCATATCCTGATCCCAAGTCACCTTCTTACGAACCGTAGCTTTAAACTTTTTGTTATCAGCCACGATTGTAGTCGTACCAAAATCCTTACCATCGGCTCGTAAAGCATCACGAACCTGTTGTAGCCAAGTATCTTGGATTTGTTCATTTAGATCAGAAAGCTCTTCTTTAAGCCCTGCGATCACAACGCGCAGTTCTTCCCTGCGCTCAAGTAATTGATTGCTCATGGCAACCTCCACGTTTAATTTTCTAGAAACTTTATTATGACAAAGTATGGGATATAAGTCAAGAACTTTTTTTAGATAAATATATATCTATATCAAAAACAGCCTTCATCAGCTTCTTTTTTAGTTTAAATTCAGGGGTTTCTACGCCTTTGGCATCTTCGACAATATGTTCCCAAATACCATCTGCGCTCTCTTTATTGTATTTAAAGTCGGCTATATATGCACAGATCTTTTGATCGTTTACCATGATGTTGTAACGAGGCTGTAGTTCTAAATCTTTGATTCGTTCTGCCTTTTCAAGAGACTTTAAATAGAGGTAACGCTCTGATTCCCATTTAGAGTCAAATGTAATGCCATGTATGGTGGTTTTTTTATTACCATACTTTGGTCTTGACCTTTTTAACTTGGGATTATATCTTGGTTTCAAGTACATTATGGGAGTTATGCTAGTGCCTGCAACTACTAAATACAAGTCTATAAGCGTTTCTGTGGAAACTTATAAGAAAATAGTTCAGATGTCGCAAAAAAAGCGTAGGAATATTTCGCAACAACTTTCTTTGATTGTTGACGATGCCTACGACAAACAGGGGTTTATACCGCCTCACAAGCCGATACGATCTGTTTCTGGCGGACTAAGCGCCGTCATAGAAGACTAAAGCAACCCTGCACTTCCTAAACCACCAAGTAATGTGGCGGCTACTGCAGGGTTTTCTTTTGCCCTTTGCCTAACAGTTGGTAGCCTGCTTTCTGCTGGTTTTGGTTGTGAAGTAACTACTGGCGGTAAAACTTGAGGGACTGGTGTTGCTTTTGGTTTTGGCTTTAGTTCTGATTGTATCAGTGATGTTGCTTGATCTGATGCGCTGCTTAAAGCCTCGTTTGTTGATTGAGCAGTAGTTTGTGCCATAGTAGACTTTATAGAATCTGATATAATTTCTCCTGCAATTTGTCCTCTTGTTTTAGCATCTGCACCTCTAGCCGAAGTTTTGTACTTTTTTAAAAACATTTTATAAAAAGGTCCGCTAGAAAACAATGAACCAATAACACTAAGCCGAGCAATTACACCTAAATTTTCTAACGGACTTGCTGCAATATTTGCTGCAACAAGATCGCCGCCGGGAGCAGACTCACCAAGTAGCTTCATAATGCGACCAAATTCAAGCATATCTTTGCCCATTTCATCGCCAAATATTTCTTTTATTTTAGCTTCATCTTTTGCAAACTTACTACCAAGTTTTGTAAATTGAGTTTTATCAGTTAAAAATGTTTTTTCAAAATCACCTACTAAACTATCCATGTAATAGCTTTGAATAGTACTCATATCTTCTGCACTGTTAGCAAAGTATGATTTTAAAGCTTTTACATCTTCAGCACGAACTGACCCACTTGCTAAATATTCTGCAGCTTCAGTAGGCGTTAACGTGCCTTTATTTAATTTTCTCATAACTTGATTTTGTGTAAAGACTGATAGCTCATCTAATTCTTTAGACAATTTTCTAAGCAAACCAACTGCAGCATCATCAGCACCAGTTTCTATGAAATTTTTTATCAAATCCTCATCAACGTTTCTTAAACTTAAAACGTTCATTTGTTCGGCTAATTTTTTTATCTCTGCTGCATTTTGCCCAAAAAGCTCATTTGCAGTAGAACCAAGCCCATCAATCTTATCTTTAAATTTAGCTCCAGACCATTTGCCATTTTTAACATCTAAAGACTTGCTCATGGCATTGCGTAGCCACTCAGACGCTATTCTTTCTTTTATAGAACTAAAAGCACCCTCTCCTTT